CAAAGGATTGCTAGAATCAACAGTTGTAGAGGTTGTAAATTTTGGTGTATGTGCGGCAGAACAATTTTGTGGTTCATTATTGAATGGGATAATTGATCAAATTTCTTCTGGATTAGATTCTGTCATCGGAGGTCTTGCCAAGATTTTAGATCCAGCATTTAAGGTTGCCGACTTCCTTCGTGGGTCTGCGGATGTTGCCAAGAAAATTCAAGCTTTCTTCAGTTGTAATCAGACTGGAGAAAAATGCCAGATAATTCCAACCTGGACAATTGGATATGGTGCAAGAAATAGGGCAGGTATTACTAGTGCGATGGACAAAGCATTTGATTTCATGAATGTATCAAAGGCACTGTCTGGAATATCATCAGAAACTTCTCCATATACGAAACCAGATTGTGGTGATCCATCAAGTTGTGGTGGTCCTACCGTATCTTTCTTCGGTGGAAATGGTATTGGTGGTGCTGGTAAGGCAATTATGGGTGGAATTGTCAATAATACGGAGGGTCTTGGAGACGTTGTTTCATCGGTTGCGAGAACTGGTAGTATTATCGGTGTAGAAATTACCGATCCTGGTTCTGGTTACACCTATGCACCACCAATTGTATCCTTTGAGGATTCTTGTGGACTTGGATATGGTGCCGTTGGCAGAACAATTGTTGATTTTAACACTGGAAAAATTACTGGTGTTTATATTGTTTCTGAGGGCGAGAACTATCCAGTAGAAGATGACGAGGATTATACAGTAACTGATACGACTATTTTATCACCAGGAATTGGATATTCTCCAGATGATACTGCGACTGATGATAATGGAAATGAGTATAGTCTGAGAGTTGACAATGGGCGAGTTATATCAGCAACGCCAATAAATAATGTGAAGGTAGAAACATTACCGAATATCACTATTAATACATCCACAGGTATAGGAGCACTCATAAGACCTCTGATGGGACCATTTACTCCACAAGGAGAAGTTGTAAGCGTAATAGATTGTGTAACATAAGATGGCAGAAAGACCGAATCAAAATTGGGAGCGTAGAGACTATACCAAGTGGGGGTACAAGTACGGATTAGATATTAATAATCCACAAATGAACGGTGATGGTCCTGCCGTTTATCAATGGTATGGATTTACAGATAATAAGGACGTTAATTTGTCTTTATATTCTGAAAGTGGAATGTATTCCGTTCTTAATGACAGATCCATAGAGATTTGTGCTGGAGGAAAAAATTCTCCTGGCGAAATTGATATTCAAATTGCGGCAAAGCATGGTGATATTACTCTTACCTGTATGGAAAATGGTAATATCAGAATCAAAGGTGCCAATATCATGATTCAGGCTGATGATGACATTGACCTTTTAGCAGGTAGAAATATCAGTTTGAAGGCAAAGAATGGTGCCGTAAAACTGGATGGTCAATCTGTTGATGTTAATGGACTTGCTGGTAATCTTGTAGAATCAACTGTTGGTAGTTTTGTACAAAGAGTAACGGCAGATTCATTTATTGGTCTTGATGTTCTTAAAACTGTTGGTGCCGTGACTGGAATTGGAAATATACCAATCGTTGGTGCCGCAGTAGACGCTCTCTTCTAGAATTATGGCAGATATAAACGTTTTTGGAAATCCTACTTATTTTAATAATGATGTCACCTTTTATAGTGATGTTACGATTGGTGGTGAATTTAATTATGATAATCTTTCAGTAAAAAACTTAGAAGTTACTGAAAAGGGTACTCTAGGAATCCTAACAGTCACAGGAAATAGTACTCTCGGAAATGTTAAAATTTCTTCTGGTATTGTAACGGCATCTTCTGGCATCGTCACATATTATGGTGATGGAAGTAACTTAGATGTAGATGGAAGTTCTTTATCAGAAACTATATCCAGTGCGGTGCCTGCTGGTTCCGTATTTTATTTTGCATCTAGTTCTGCTCCAACAGGATATGTTAAAGCAAATGGTGCAGAATTAAGTAAAACAGCATATGCTACTTTGTTTAGTAGTATAGGAACAACATATGGCGAGACTAATGGAAGTGGAGGTGCAGGAACCTCTCACTTTAGAGTTCCTGATCTTCGTGGTGAGTTTGTTCGTGGTTGGGACGATGGTCGTGGTGCTGACTTAAACAAAACATATACTGCAGATAGTAGTGCTTCTAGCGTTGCTGTTACTGAAAGCTCCTCCACAAGAACTTTAGGTTCTTCTCAAAGTTGGTCAATTGAAAATATTACTGGTAAGGCAATTAGATTTAATTACAATCTCACAACATCAGGAACTCCTAATGCATTTGGTGTTTGGAACTCTAGTGGATCAGAAAGAACTGATGGTGGTGGAAACAATGCGTATGGTCTTTCTTTTAATGCTGCTCGTATAGTAAATACTTCAGAGGAAACTCGTCCACGTAACGTAGCACTTCTTGCCTGTATTAAATATTAATAAAAATCATGATAATATATCACTACCATCCAGAGTATAATCATTTTGTGGGTCAGGATGATGCAGATCCATCACCACTAGAACCGGGTAAGTATTTAATTCCCGCAAATGCAACTAGAATAGCACCACCAGAATGTGAGAATGGTCAGATACAGATATTTGACGGTACTTTTTGGAGTGTTATTGAAGATAAGAGAGGAATTTATTACACTGCTGAAGAAGGATCGGATGTAGTCTTCAATGATAATCCATTAGAAGCACCACAAGGTTGTACGAGAGAAGTGCCACCAGAAGTTGGGGAAAATCAATATTTAACCTGGGATGATGGTTGGGTTATTAACGATATTGTGCCTGTGGTTCTAACTCCAGAACAAAAATTAGAAAATGCTGGATTGACGGTCGAAGAACTTAGAGGTCTTTTAGGTCTGTAACCAGTTTTCTGACTGGCACAGTTGACACCCCCGCTCAGATGCCCTATAATACTAAGGTAATCAACGGAACACCCCATGGGCACCGCACAAGAATCTGTTCTCGGTATTGTTATTGATGTCTGCACTCGCTCCTTCCTTCTGCTGAGTGATGAGGGCAATGAAAAGATGGTTCAGTGCGACACGGTTCAAGAGTTCATGAATGTTCTTGAAGTTGTGACTGCTAACCTTGATGAGGATCAAATCGAGTATGCCGACCTCGCAATTCAAGGCGAAGAATACTGATAAATAAACCAACTATGGAAATTTTTACTTTGAAAGAGTGGGAAGAAAACTTCGATTCCCTCCTTGAGAGGGTAGAAAACGGAGAGCACATAGGTATCGTAAAAGAAGATGGCACTGCCGCTGTTATGATACCAGCAAATGATGATTTTTATCGAATACACACTGAAGACAACAACGAAGCTCAGTAAATCATCTGCGCTCGTGAGACTTGGTAGTCAGAGAGGTTTTATAAACCTTTTCCGCCAGATTAGCGGCTTTGAGATGGTTCGAATCCATCCACGAGTATTTGCTGGTTTAGCTCTCTGGTGAAAGCAGCGAACTCATAATTCGCCTAAGGTGGGTTCGATCCCCACAACCAGCACCTAAGTCACCTTGTCGGAATTGGTATACGAAACGCACTTAAAATGCGTCGGGCGTTACGCCCTTGCGGGTTCAAGTCCCGCAGGTGACATATAAAAAGTTCTAAATATCTCATAGAGACTTGAACTTTATGGGATACAAAGACAGAGAAAAACAAAGACAATACCAGAAAGAATGGCACGCTAGGAATAGACTTCCCAAATCAGCACAAACTTCTTATCAAAAAAGAAAGCAAATGGTTAGGGATGCGAAAGATAAACCCTGTGCTATTTGTAAGATAAAGTATGATCCTTGTGCTATGGATTTACATCATATTGATCCATCAGAAAAAGAAATGGGTGTAGGTGGTTTTGTAAAAATTGGTTCTTACAAAAAGTTGCAAGAGGAGATTGATAAGTGTGTTCCTCTATGTGCTGTCTGTCATAGATTGCTACATAATGACCTCGCTGAACTAGTTTTGGGGTAAAATAAATAAGACAAAACCCGTAGGTTATGTCTTATAGGATAGATACTGCATACTGCTGGTATGATAATGGCAGTATGATAGTAAAGATGTATTTTATCAATCAGGTTCCGTTCACATTTGATGAACTACCTGATGGACATTTAGAAGACAAAGAATTAGTAGAACTTGCAAATAAAGAAACGGCATTTGAACCAGAAGATTTATACAAGAGTTCCTTCTATCTTATAGATGAAGAGGCTCATCCTTGTCTGTTTCTTATGGATTTGGAAAATCCAGAGGATATGCCACAGGAAGAATTTGAGTTTCAATATGATGAGGAGGATTTGATGGGCTGATAAATAAAACATAGAAATATCCTAGAAGTCATAATACAATGCCCCTGAATAAGTTAGAAAACTTTATCAAGAACACTGAGGGTCGAATTCTCTATGTAAGTCCAGCAGATCTAGACTCAACTGATAGTATTCTTAACACTGGTAATTCTCTTGCCCGTCCATTTAAGACTATTCAGAGAGCACTGATTGAGGCGGCAAGATTCTCATATATTAAAGGAAATAGTAACGACGAGACGGAGAAGACCACCATTCTCCTGATGCCTGGTGAGCACGTTGTTGACAACAGACCAGGATGGACAGTATTTAATGATGGCGGAACAGCAAAAGTTATTCGTTCTGATGCGACTGCCTCAGAAGTTGTTCCGGCAGATTTCTATCTCTCATTAGAATCTAACTTTGATTTAACACAATCTGGCAATCATCTTCATAGATTCAACAGTATTAATGGTGGTGTTATTGTTCCCAGAGGTGTATCAATCGTTGGTCTTGACTTAAGAAAGACCAAGATTCGCCCCAAGTATATTCCAAACCCAACAGATAGTACACCAAATTCTGCTATTTTTAGACTTACTGGTGCCTGTTATCTCTGGCAATTCTCAGTGTTTGATGGAGATGAATTGGGTCTTGTTTATACAAAGAATGATAATTTCAGTACAACCAACCAGGCAGTTCCAACATTCTCACACCATAAACTCACGGTATTTGAGTATGCTGATGGTGTAAACAATGTCTCAAGTTATAACATTACAGACCTTGGGATGTATTATGCGAAACTTTCTATCGCATATGGCACTGGTTCTGGAAGAGATGTTGATGATAAGTTCCCAACACTTCCTAAAGGGTTTGAAGCACAAAGACCAGAATATGAAATTGTTGGTGCATTTGCCGCCGATCCACTCAAAATCACTAGTATTGAAGCTGGAAGTGGTGGAGTAGTAACAAATAGAGTTAAAGTAACTACAGAAACACCACATGGTCTTTCTGAAGGAACACCTATTCGCATCAGTGGTGTAACTCCAGTTGATGGAGATACTAATTATAATGTCTCTACAAAGGTAAGTGAAGTTGATGAAAATGATGTAAATGTTTTCTATTACAATTTACTTTATGCACCATCAACGATGACCACTCCTGGTGTCATCACTGGTGATGAGTTCGTAACTATTGAAAGCGATACCGTTTCTGGTGCTTCTCCTTATATCTTCAATGTCTCCATGCGTTCTGTATACGGAATGAATGGAATGCACGCCGATGGAAGCAAGGCAACTGGTTTCCGTTCAATGGTTGTTGCACAATTTACTGGCGTATCTCTACAAAAAGACGACAGAGCATTTGTAAAATATAGTCCTTCTGCAAGAGATTATAGTGACAGTATTGCCATTACACCCGAGTATGGTGGAGCACTGGCAGGAAACTCTTCATCAAAGGGGACTGTATATCACTTAGATTCCGAAGCGATTTATAGA